ATGATATTTAAAAGTTACGAAGAAGTGGTTTCTGAATACCACTTGGATCAGATTGTTAATAATATAAAAAATGGGATTATTAACGTTTCAGGCCGTGACGATATTAAATCTTTAGTCAACGATAGGAGCTGTAAGGTTGACATTATATCAAAAATAACATCTTTGAATAAAAGTAAAGGTAGCATGTTAATTGAAGCGGCTTGCGTTATCCATAATGAAATTACTGTACCAAAAAATATAAATAAAATTATTTTAGTAATCGATGTTGCATTATCAAATTTAAGTACAAATTATGTTGAGGTTTATGAATATGAAAGTAATAAAACAAAATACGAAACAATTATCCTTGCCAGAAATAAGTTTTTCTAAGTTAGTTGTACAAACCATAAATTTTTATACTAGAGTATTTCGCGTGTTGTTTGGTGGTGAGTTAAGGCATCGGTACTCAAGAAAGCAAAACGTACGGGCATCCGAAGAGCTAAGCGACCATATGAAAAGAGACCTTGGTTTGTGAAGTCATAAATAAAACAACAGCTCAATAAGCCGAACCTTTGGTTATGAGGTTCGGTTTTTACACCTCAAATTTTCATGAAAAAATAAATTATTACACTGACGTATACACGAGATCGTTGATAAGGCTTGGTATAGCCGTTCCAAACATTGCTTCAACCTGAGGTACCATTGTGGGCTTGAAGCAATGATAATCCGCAGATAAAAGCAGTATGGGAAGGAATTGCAAAAAAGTTTAATGGGCTTGGATTGTCAGGAATCTCAATGGCTTGCACTGGATTAGCCTTAGTGATTGCAAGTCCACAGGAATCACTATTACAGTGCGCATTATATCTGCTTATGTTGAATGCGATTGCATATGCTAGTCCTATAAAATGTCTCTCTTTTGAGGGACTATTCAATGAAGTATCACGAAATGACTAAAAACTATATTTTTCGTGAATTTGAATGTGGTTTATCCGTCGAACAAGCTGCTGAACTTTGTTTAAAAACTGTGAGAACAGTCAAAGAATGGGATAAGGGGAAAACCATTCCTCCTGAGTGTAAACGGCTCATGAGAATGACAAAGGGAAGGGAACTGAGCTCATCTGAACAATGGGAGCACTTCAAAATGCACCATGACAGACTTGAGTTGCCAACTGGGCAGCTTGTTACAGCTCAACAAATATTGACTGGGATTGCTTTGTTAGAGATCGGTGCATTGACTGATTTAGAGGCAGCTGGCCAAGTATTGAAGTATGCAAGGGCGCTTAAAGAAATGATGTAAAAAGGCTCCGAAAGGAGCTTTTTTGTTGGAACATTACTCGTATTATTATCCAGCCAATTATGTAGACAGTTGACTATCAACAGAAGTAATATGCTACGACTGGATTACAGGTGCCAAAATGAAAAAATTCAAGAATAAAACAAGAAGTTACTGGCCGATCTTATCTACTAAACGGTTTCAGAAGCGCATTAAGCGCCAGCGTGTAAGTTTAGAAAAAGCCAATGGAGGGATGGGTAGTAACTCAAACGAATGTTTAGCTGTTGCCCCTACTTTCATTGACATATACAAGCCTAAAAATCACACAGCATTTATTGCTTTCAAAAAAGACCTAGAGATCAAAGCAAGACAAGCTGCTGAAAAGCTGAATGAGAGTAAGAATCGAAGAGCATTTCTAAAAATCTGTTTTAGAAACACTACTCATATAACTGCCGCAGCAGGATTGTTAATGGTTGCCACCGTTGACTATATAAAAGCCAAATACCCTAAACTAGAGTTTAAAGTAACTAGACCTCCAAACCGACGAGTTGGTTTGCTGATGGAAAATCAGAATTTGGTGGATAGCGTGTTAGTCCACATAGGGTTCTATGACCTAATTGGACATGGACACATAAAGCGAAGATGCGATGCCAAAACTGTAACTTGCTGGAGCTATGCTTACGGTGATGATGCAAGTGGAGAAATAGCAGCGAAGCTAATTCAAAATCTGAGCCAATTTGGTATCAAGACTAACAAGTTGTATCGAAGTTGTTTTGAGGCTGTAGCAAATGCTTGTGAACACGCCTATACAGATAAAGTTACTAGAGATAATCCTTTTATTTTAAAGAGATGGTGGTTCTTTGTTGGAGTTCTAAATGATAAGATAACTGTACTCATCTGTGATTTGGGTCACGGCATACCTAAAACACTGGAAGTAACTCAAGACGAAAATATGCTCACGAAGTTGTGGAATAAATTGAAACTACCGTCTAAACCTACGACTGACTGCACTCTGATACATGCTTCAACTATGGTAAAAGAGACTAGAACCAAAGAAGTTTACCGTGGTAAAGGTGGGGCTGACGTTAAAACTTTCGTTGATGAGACTGAGCACAGCTCACTAATTATCTTCTCAAATAGAGGCACATACAGGTATGCAGGACAAGACAGACCATCAAAAGCGTACGATAACCACAGCTCTGTAGGTGGTACTATAATTGAGTGGACAATACCTTATACAAATTCGGAACCAAAATGATACTGTACGTAAAAGACTTTACAAAATTCCCTGGGGCTCGCTACCGCGAACTTGGACCATCTAGTGGTGAAGAGTATAGAGACGATATTCTCCTTCCTGAGATTGCTAAACATGGAGAGGATTTAGTAGTTAACCTAGACGGTGTGTTTGGGTACGGTTCGTCATTTCTGGAAGAAATTTTTGGTGGTTGTATCCGAAAGGGTGTTTCACCTGATGTAATGACTAAGATTGTAAGTAAAATCGTCAGTGAAGATGACGAAGACTTAATCAGTGAAATTAGTGGTTATGTGAACGATGCCATCAGAGCTAGCTAAGTGTACATTCGAACTCGTGCAGGCATCTAACAGTGATGCTTCTACAATTATTAGCGTTGGTAGCCTAGCTATCACTGTAATTGGTTGGCCTGTTGTTTATTTATTAGGATTATCATCCAATAGGAAGATTGAAATAAACAAATCAATAGATCAGCTTGATGATTCTCTATTTGATTTAAGAAAATTTGCTACGGAATTAGGTGATAAGAAATTCTGCAATTCGGATTATCAAACTGCGCTAGCAATGTATATGAAAATCAGAAACATTTGCGACAGAATAACTCAGCTAGATAGTAAAGCAGACTCTCCAAAGGATTTATTAGTAAACCTCAAAAGAGTAGCAACAGACGATTTGTTTTACAGTGACAGAAACGATGCAGTATCGAAGATACTCACGATTCAAGTTGCCTTATCGAAGCATTACACAAAATCAATGTAAAAAAAGCCGAACTTTAGTTCGGCTTTTTAATGCTACTCAGTAATAGAGCTACTTTGAGCTACTTCGTTCGCAGCATTGATTAGACGAAGCACCTCTTTAGAGTAGTGGCCTTCAGCATCCGCAAATTCTTGGGAATTTATGTAGTCTAGGTGATACATAATCTGTGCTTTTAATGTTGCCTCCCATTCTGCCTTTTTTTCGTCATCCAATTTTAATGACATAATTGATTCAGCAGAGAAAAGTAACCTCGCCACATACCACTGATAAGATGTGTTATCGTCTTCTTTAGTAAGTGATCCATTACGCCCGAAAGCAAATTTAGGATTTTCAAACGCTAGTTCTAGGTAGGAGTCATAGAGAGTAATGGAAGTGTTTAGTTTACCGCTCTCATTTGAATGATGAACTTGGTACGCAACGCCAGCTAAAGCAGCAATGGTTGCAAGTATTTCTGGTTTAAATAGCGAACAGACTAGATTTTTTAAGGTTTGCATTTATGTTTTAAGTGGAAATTAAAACGCGGAGCATACTCGGTCTTCTATGTATTTTCCCAATCAATAATATCCATTATTTCATCAAAAATTATTTATGGTAACGTTGTTTTCCCCGCGTAAGAGCAAAAAAAAGGCTCCTTACGGAGCCTATCTTATTTATCTAACTGAGCTTTAACTTGTTTGACATACGTCTCTAAGCTGTTTAAATGCGAGTCTAAAAAGTACCCAGTTCGGTTAGTTGAGGCGCTAACATCTGCCTTGATCAATTCAAGCACTAAAGTCACTACTGCCTGATGCTTTGCTTCCTCGTTAAGGCGTTGATACGTATTACTCCACTCACCACTGTACATTGCAGGAGTAGTACCGATAATATCCGACAAACTTTTTTCTGACATATATAAAACCTACTTTGTGAATGCTGTTTAATATATGTGTCTCGAAAGATTACAGTTCAAGCGTTGATTTATTAATCATTTTAAATGTTAGACCTTCATCACGCATTTGTTTAATCGAATACTATTTAGATTCGAGCGCTTTCTTTTACGTATCGAATGAGGACACTATGAAGCTTTTCTAACTCTATGAAGATAGAGTCGTATACTTCGAGTATATCGCAATGCCCAATGCTATAGGCATTATCGATGTTTTTTTCTGCTGCTATGTAATTTTTAACAGCTTCTTTCACGGATTCAGGAAAAAAAGGGTCATGCACTTTTAAAAGATCTTTCATTTCATCTTTTAGTTCTCTGTAAGGAAAACCTTGTACTTGAGCTTTGGCGTGTGGATTCTCGCCAGTCATCTTTTCAAGCTCAGCATCGGAATGCTTGATGGTCGCTTCCATTGCATTTGCAATTGCTTTTAGCAAACGAAGAAGCGGTTCTTTCTTAATTTCCCATTCTCTATTTTTTCTATTGTCCCAGTAGGTTGCAATAACTGCACCAGTACCGACACATGTCCCCAGTGCTATAGCGATATTGACCATTAGAGCACCGTCTAGCTTAAAGTTCATATAAATACCGATAAATAGCATCGATAGAATATAGCCAATGACAAAACCCAACAAAACTTTCACTTGTAATTTACCTTATGAAACAGAAGACAATAAGTCAAAGCTGCATTTTGCCTAACTCTCTAAAAACAAACAACTATATGATGTAAAACCAGTATGAGCAGCATAAGCCTCAGGTTATGGTGGAATTTACCCCCGTAATACAGATTCGGGGGTTTGACCTCCCGCCGCACGTCGCGCAATCGTCCTAGCCCGTCCTCACTTGCTCCGCGCGTCCGTCGGAGAGAACCCAGAAAAGAAGAATAAGCATTGCTCGACACTCGCAAAGCTTTGACGTTGTGAGTATGCAGCGTTCCGGTAGGTTAACGCGCCTTTGGTGTGGATAGTCTCTGCAAGGCTGGTCTAGCAGGAAGGAGGGCGGCAGCATCCAAATAGCTTTGGGCTGCTAACCGCGCCGATTAAGTGATGAGGCTAGGTTTTGCTGTGGTGGGCGGCTTGGTGCCTCGTCGTCGCTCCGCAACTCCTTATCCCTGCGGGGCTGGCACCGTGCCTTTAATTGAAGTAGTCGACCAGTTTGCCTAGGAGGTATCTCGCAAGGTCATACACGATCACCACAATGACGGCGTTCACTATCGAGAGATGATCAAACAGCTCGATGATTTCAACCAGCTGCCCATGCGTTACGTATTCATTCATTAGGTTTCGTCTCCACTAAACAAACCGCCAACAGGTTTGAGTTCAATATCTTGCTCTTGCCGTTGTGCATATTGCTCATACGGCGAACACGTGACATAGAAATTGGATGCGCCGCGAGACAGCTGGACGAGGCAATCGTCCAGATATTCCATCTTGACGCCCAACTTGTTTAGGAATCCGTCATCGAGGTAAGTCACACCACGCGGTGTGACAACCTCAAAATGCACGTTGACGTGTATCGAGGTGGCTTTGTGCCAACGTTCCACCGCAGAGACATAGATACTCTCTGAGTTCGCCAGTGGGAACCAAGCCGGAACGGTGCCTACGTCATGATAAGACTCATTCCCGCAACCAGAACCCGTACAGCCAGAACCACTAGAACCCATGACAGAACCAGGCGAACCACTTTGACCAGGACGTGCTTGACCTTGCGAAGTCGAAACGCCACTTTGCTGCGAAGTTTGATGAAGCGGCGTTCCTTCCGCAGTTGTCGTCTCAGAATCAGAAACCATACCAATAAGCGCATAAACTAAGTACCCAAATGAAAGCACGACCAGTGCCATAGCTGCTAAGAATTTCGGGTTAAGAAAGATGTTCTTTCCAAGCCCCGACTTGGTGATTTGCCCCGTGACGGTCGAGGCGTAGAGTAGGTGGACATCAAGCGGCACCTTGAGGTTATAAACCACATCGTCTTTGCTTGGTTTGGTGACCGTTCGAGTTGGGTCATGTTCCAAGATGCGCGGTTTACGGTTGGAAAAGAAGATCCCATCTTTACCCTTATGTTGCTTGGCCAACTCCGCGACACCTTTTAACTCTTTAGGGATTTGAGCAAAGTCAGGCGTGAGCAACACAATGTCCCAGTTGTAGTGCCGGTGCTCCATAAAGGCGTTGTTAAAGTTCTCGGGATAGATGATGCGCCCTTGCTCATCAAAACGTGTGCGCTGGCAATCGTCTATCTCGCCATTGTCCAAACTGGACGTATCAATCGTTAGCCAACGAGAGTGAAACAGCTCAGAGAATCCTTCCGGTAAGTGAGGCTCAAAGTCAGTGAAAGGGCGCTTGTGAATGTTCGCCATTTTGAAACCTGCATTGACCGAGAAGATTTGCTGACACTCATCAATGAGGATGAACGCCCCAATAGGAGCCCAACAGAAGAAGTATTTCCAAAGCTCGAAGCCTTCAGGATTGCGAGAGCTAATGCGAATGAGCCGAGCCGTATCAGGGAACTTCTCACCAAGGCGTTGTTCAATCACTTCAAGTGGCTGCATGCCATGAATGTTGGTAATACAAATTCGACCTTCACGCAGTGCAGGCAGTAAGTCAAACCACACGGCGCAAGCCGATTTGTAAGAGCCACCGTGACCGTATCGAAATGAAGTAGCCATTCAATCACCAGTTAAAGAAACGCATAACTAAAGACGTAGCGAACGCATCAAAGATGACACGTAGCCCAGAGGTGACGCCGTATTCGGTCAAGATATAACGGACATCAGAGGGAAGCGCATTAAAGCGGTCTTCGACAAGCGTATAGACGCCATATTCTTCGAGCAGCAGCTGCGCAATCTTGAGCGCGATTTGTATCGAGGCAATCTTGATATCGAGCCATACTGAGATAAGCCACATCGCGCCGTATTCAAACGCGTTCTTTATCCATTCAATCGCCACATCAAAGAAGTCGAGAAAGGTTTGCCCAATGTTGGCAATAAACTCTAATGCTGAGTAGATGTATTCCATGTTATTTACTCCGATTACCAAACAGAACCCAAAGGGCGATTAAGGCACAAATGAACAGCACGACAGGGCGCACATAGCCCGATACCGCATCAAAACGCTGTAGTCCTGATTCAACGGTTGCGCCTTTGATGTTAAAAGACTTGTCGCTTAATGTGCCGTTGTTGAAGTTGGTGCCGATAGTGATTAAGCCTTTGATGTCGTCCACATAGCCTTGGATGGATTCGGCTTTTTCATCTATCGTGGTTTGCAGGTTGGCAAAGTCTTCTGCCGTAAATATTTCGCCAGTGATAGCGGTGCCCGTAGGTGTGCCAAACTCTGAGCCAGTCAGTAGACCCTCAATCGCATTTAAGCTGCTATCGAGTTCGCCCATTGAATCACCAAGCCCTTTTAAATCGTTACGAATACCAATGGTGGCGTTGGTATTGTTGTTCACCGCCGTAGTGATATCGCCGTTGGCCTGTTGGATGAGTGCCTTGGTGTTGTTATAAATCTTGTTGTCATTGATTTGCTGCTCTTGAATGGCTTGGGTGTTATCGACCAAAGAGCCTTTCACATCAATCACCGCGTTGGTGATGTCAGCGTGTGACTGGTTGATATCGACGTTAAGATCATGAATGCCTTTGTTCACATCCACATTAAGCCCTTTAATAGCAGAAAGGACTGCCGTGTCTGTCGATTCATCCGTGTCAGGGTCTTCTACATCCGGCTTGTCATCAACGACACCGGGATTGACCGTGTTGGTTGAATCGTCGGGTAGGACACTTGGGTCTTCAATCTCATCGGTTGGGTCATCGGGGTCATGGGTTGGGTCTTCTGGCGTATCCGGTGGAATGATGGGTTCATCAGGCCCATTCACACCCCAGAAAAGTGTGCCACCGTCACACTGGCGTCCAGTGTAAGCAAAGCGCAAAGAGCATTGAGAGTCGGGCGTGTACTGTCCATCAGGAACGCCAGTACAAATAATGGTGGATTCGTTCTTAGTCATTTCACATCGAGTGGCACCATAGTCACCGTAACAAGCGCCCGTCACCAATTCGCCGTATATGGCAGGGTGCCAGTACAATTTCACCGTATCGCCAATGGACTGTTTGAACTGACAAGCATCCATGCATGAGCCATCAGGATTGGTGCCAAATTCACAGTTCGATTCGCACATGTTTTCTCGGTTAAGTTCGGTGCCAGCAGGACACTGAAACCCATACCAACCATTAAACCTAACCGTTTGACCGGGATAATCTCCGCCTGAAACATTACAAATGGAACCACCACCATACTTGTTCACTTGCAAAAAGCACGTCGTGGTTTTGTAGTTCTTATATGGAACGCTGCGATTCTCAAGACAAGAAAGCACGCTAGCAATGTTGTAGCTTTTCCCGTTCTCAGCACAATCAAAAATACCACCTACATCCCTTGCGGTACCCGTTGTGGGAAATTGAGTCGCAGAAGCTTGGCTATAAAAAGACAGAAAGATTAACGGAAGAAAAAGCAGTAGTTTTTTCATAAAGAAGCCAATAAAAAAGGGAGCCGAAGCCCCCTTGATTAACTGATTAGTGAGTATTGATGCCACTCACAAAGCCGTGGAGAAATGCCCCCGCAAAGGCAACACCTAGAATGATAGCGAGAACATCTCCAAGTAAATTACCAGATAAAGGAGGCATGGAGGCGAACCGTTAGCGACGCAAGAAGCCAACAACCATAGTCACACCAAAGCCCAGTGCAGCCATACCAATTAGACCCGCCACAACCAGTGATACGTTAGCTTGACCACCGGATACCGCAGAGTTGATTGCGCCCGTGATATCGACTTCAGCGAAGGCCGGAGAGACAGACGCGACCATAAGAGCAGCGCCAGCTGCGGTTTTTTTGTTTACGACTGCGTGTTTTACGTTAGTTACAACAAGTTCTAGTTTTTTCATAAGATTTACCTTTTACTCATAAGGCGAACAACACGACCCACCCAGTGACCAACGACCATGTTGATCAAGAGCACGCCACTGACATACAGGAACAAGTCACCGTTGAAGAGGACTGGTTCCTTATATTCTTGGTAGTCCACCGCCGAAATCAGCACGTATTCTTGGCAATCCGCAACAGGCGTTTTCGTTGCTTTCAAATTGCCATACTGGTTAACGACGGTGACGCATACAGACATTTTTTAGCCTTGAACGGGTTTCATTGAAGCCTCGAAGTGCTTCTTAATTTCTTGGTCGACTGGAATAAGCTCAGTCACGATAGCGCCTGCCAATGGGTCTTCTGGGTTAATCTCCAAGCGCAATTGGTATTCGCGGCGAGGAACGAGAGCGCCAGTGCGCTCAAGAAGCAGGGCATATTCATGGTCAATCATTAAAGGTTGATCCCATTGGGGATTCACATCACCGGATTCACCGATAGTGCGGCGTTTGAATTTCTCTGAGTTGATTTCACGTAGAGGACGTGACACGTTCAGTTGAGCACTGTCGCCACGTGCTGAGTTCCAAGTGATATCCATGCCAAGTACAAAAACGGATTTAGCCATTTGTTAAGTCTCCAATATGTGAGTCACCAACTTGCCGTAGGTATCGGGGAAGGTGAATTTAGTTCCATCACGGACAAGGGAACCGACCACGGTTTCAATGTCGCCCTCATGGAATTCGATTAAAGAGTTCAGAATTTTCCCGTACTGGCGACGCATCCAATGCGCAGAGGCCAACAGGTCTAACGCCGCGCGTTTAGTCGGAACAGGTTTGGTATTGAATTTCTTTGTAGTAGAAATTGACGCAGCAAAATCATTGAGCGCGGCATACGCGCCAGCTGGATTCAGCAACACATCAACATTCCATTTTTTCAGCTCGACTTCAGAGCGGTACCAGACAAGACCCGTGTTCGCGAGTTTCTGCTCAAGAGCCTTGTTGTAGATACGCCAGTAAATGCGCGAGGTACGCGAACCAATCGAGTATTGCTCTTTGGTGTAAATCGGTTTCCCATCTTTGCCGATACTGGCAATGGTCATGTCTTCATGAAGCACAGGACCACGACCACGTTCAGCGGTGCGGAAACAGTCGTCACGCCACGCCTTGTAAGCGTATTCGCAATCAAAAATCCCGTCGTAATCGTCATAGGCCAAGTCAACACGCGCCAAAGTTTGTACACCAAGCACATTGGTCAGCCAGTCATGTAGCGACCACGTAGGACGACGGGCAAATACATGCTTGCATCCCGTTCCGTTGATTTGGAAATGCACCGTGTCATTGTTACCGCCGATACCAACGAAGCCGCAGAAGTCCTCACCATCTGGCGAAGT